GCCTATCTCCGTAAGGTCTGGCGCTCTGGCATGTGTGTGGTACCCCACGTGCTCAAGACCCAAGTCAAGGGATTCATCAAGCGTGAGAAATTTTGGGAGTACAAGAACCCAAGAATGATCTGCTCCGGAGGTGACCCCTTTAAGTGTTACAGCGGGCCCTTCTTCAAATCCGTCGAGGAGGTGGTTTTCGCTAACCCTAACTTCATTAAGCACATTCCCGTGGCCGCACGTGCGAAGTATGTGGTTGAGCACTTTGGAGACTTAGCTGGCAAGCAAGTGTACGTCAATGATCACACCTCCTTCGAGGTCCATGCTCACTCGACGTTCCGCGAGCTTGAGTTCGGGGTTTATCGCAACCTACTACCCAAGGAAATAGTAGACAACCTCGAGACCGTCCTATGTGGCAGCCAGCACATCCAGTTTGGGTGCGGACACGCGCGCGTCAACTCGCGCATGTCCGGCGAGATGAACACGTCCCTCGGCAACGGCCTTGCTAACATCCTGTCTTTCCTGGCAGTGGTGTATCTTGAGTACGGCAACGTTTGGAGGGAGTGCATGTGTATTATCGAGGGGGATGACGGCATCTTTGTTGTCCCCAAGTGGGTGGTCCTCACCCCAGAGATGTTCGCACGCGCAGGGTTCGTCGTGGTCCTCGAACCCCAGGAGAGCCTGGGGACCGCGGGCTTTTGTTCCACCTACTTCCTTGACGACGGTTCCGCAGCCGTCGTTGACCCCATGAAAGCCATCGCCGGCTTTGGATGGTCCTTCACCTACAGGCCATCCAGCTCCGATGCTCGACTGAGTGACCTCCGCGTCTCTAAGGCGCTGTCGTTCTTCCACGAGTACCGCGGAGTGCCGATGCTGCACGCGGTCGGGGACCGCTTGATCTCACACTACGGAACCACCCTCACTGGTGATTTCATCGGTGACTGGTATGAGAGGCAGATCATGGAGTGGGAAGCAACCCACCGCGCGGAAGGCGACGCAGTGCGCTACGTGGCAGAAGAGTCGAGAGCATTGTTCCAGCAGATCTTCGGGATCACCATCGCAGAACAAATCAGTTACGAGATCCACGTCGCTGAGTGCTCCATTGCTGAGGTCTTTGACCACCCATCCGTTCGATCGCGGATACCTCAAGCACATGTAGACTTTTTCTCCGCTTATGCCATTCAGTATGAACTATAACAAGTCGAAATCTGAGCGCACTTCTGGCGGCCGTAACAGCCAGAGAAACGCCACCCGGGCGCGTCAAGCCCGGGCCACTCGCAATCGGGGAGCCGAGAACGAGAATGGGTTCGTAAGCGCGAACGCCAACACCCAAAACTTCCACTCAGAGACCACCTCCGCAGGCGGCATTACCCGGTTTCGGGGCATCCAGAACATCCCAGCTTCCATGCTCCAGCCTACCTATGCCTCCGTCCCTGCGAATCTCGCTTACCTCGACGGTACCCGCATTTCTGAGAATCTCCGTCGATTCTCGGCCTACAAGCTCAAGAAATTCACCGTCAAG